ATACTACTCAAATAGGGGAAAAGAGATACACATTTGAAGTTATAGCGGATAGAGTTGAGTTTTTAGAAAGCAAAGGACAAGCTAAGCTACAAGAATACCTTGACTTCCCAGATGATGATGAAGATTTATTTGTGCCGGCAGACGATGAAGATATACCATTTGGGTTATAGGTGTGCGTATTTTGATTTAATAGATATACCATTTTGATTAAGGAAGCTTCAGTCCCCAAAGGAGATGATTAATTGATTAGATTTACAATAGATTTAAAAGTCAATGCTAATTATGGATTAAATAAAATATATGCAGGTGTCCACTGGGCTAAACGAAAGAAACAAGCGGAAGAAATACATGAGATAGTATACCATTCCATGATGCAGCAGAATGTACCTCCGGTACTCTTTAAAAGGCCTGTGAGGATAGAAATAAGTTATAACAGTAGGATGGACTGTGATAACCACGGATATTTAACTAAATTGATTATAGATGGAATGAAAGGTTACTTACTAAAAGACGATAGCAAAAAATATGTTAGAGAAATTAGGCAAAAGTATTGGGGAGAGAAAGGCATATTAGTTGAGATATGGGAGGCATAAATGCTTACGGATGAGCATAAAAAGAAAATAAAATATCTAAGTCAGTTAAAATACATCAACAGAGGTATCGACAGAAAAATATCCGAAATGAATAAATGGAAATGCAGGGCAACTAATATAACAACTATATTATCAGGTATGCCGAGGGGCAGTACAACAGATAAAATAAGCGATTGTGTGGCTAATATTGTCGATTTAAACAAGGAGATTGAGAGGGAAATTGACAAGTTAGTTGACATAAAGAAAGAAATTGAATGTAAGATTAATGCTATCGAGGATGATAGACTTAGAAATATTTTGATAGACAGGTACTTGTATTATATGACCTGGGAAGAAATTGCCTACAAAAACTTTTATAGCTGGCAGCATGTATACAGATTACACGAGAAGGCGCTTGATTTAATAAAAATATAATGTGATAGAATGCGAGTATTATAAGTGGTATTATGGTACTTGTAAGAATAGGCATATCGTTGGTATAGTTGAAGCTACGATCCGGAACCTCCAATAATTTATTCCCCTTGAGCGCCTGGGGTTATAGGCGCTTTTATTTATTATTGTGATGATACGGACTGATTAAACCGTATAGGGTTAGGGGGGCGGGTAGATTTATTTCAAGGAGGGTCTAATGACAATAGGAGAATATATCGAAGTAACAGATATAAAAACATATGACAAATTATTAAAGTTGTGTGATTTCAAAATCAAGAAACCTATTACATTAGGTGATAGTATTGAAAACTTAATGAAACATGACAGCTACAAGCGAGTTGGAAGGAGAATAAGACAGAAGCAATAGAAAGATTTAAACGCTCAATAAAAGTGTGTTTTTTTTAAATTGTGATGATACGGGCGGATAAAATCAAACGAAAGAGGGTGAGCGTGTGACAAGTGAAATATGCGATGGTTGTATTAATGCTGACGGTTGCGATTTGCCATGCGCAGCCTATAAGGAATTATACAGTATATGGAGAGAGCAAAATAACAAGGATAAAACTCAAAGAATAAGGAATTTAAAAAGACGGCTTGGCATAGCGGAAGCAGAAACGAGTAATGAGATGAGGTTATTGGCAAATAGAATTATTAAACACTTTCCGGAACTGTATTTTATCAAGGAATACGACATCAAAATTGGCTATGTAAAGAGCTATGAGAAGAAGCAGGGAGAGAAGGTTACATATGCAGATTGCAGGAAGGTACCAGAAGTTTATAGAGCATATTTACCCTATGATTTCATAATAACGTTCTATGAGCGAAATACAGGGTTTTTTAATGAGAATCAACTTAAAATATTAATGTACCACGAGCTTAGGCATATAGGAATAGGGGAAAAAGGATTAAAGATTACACCTCATGATATAGAGGACTTCAAGGATATATTGAAGGAATACGGCTTGGATTGGGGTGATCCTTGGCAGGAAGTACCGGATATATTGGGTGCAGGCGGTGGTTGATTTGGATAAACAAAAGTCAACAAAATATAAACCTACGGAAAAGGAAAAAAACTTATTAGAGGTATTGATAAATCCAGACTATCGAATGAAGTCCATAACCGATATTTGTAAAGCTGCAAAATGCACAAGAAATATCTATTATACAGCCTTTGCTAAGCCTGAGTTTGTTGAGCTATATGAGGAGCTTTCCAAAAATATTGTTAAGCAGTCCATAGCGCCTGTTATAAATGCTTTTGTCCGAGAAGCTAAAAGAGGAAGCTTCCAGCATGGCAAGGTACTCTTAGAGATGGCAGGGTTATACAACAAGAAAGATGACGATAATACAAAGACAATCAACTTAATTCATTCAATTCCCCGCCCTCCGAAAGAGGAGGATGAGGAATAAATGGATATTAAAATAGATTATATACCGACAAATAAACAGGCATTATACCACGCATCGACAGCAGATGAAGTGCTATATGGCGGAGCAGCAGGCGGAGGAAAGAGTAAGGCCACAGTCATGGAAGCCTTCATCGATGGCATGGAACATCCTGGCGTACATTCTTATTTGTTTAGAAATACATATCCGGAGCTTAGGGATACACTTGTAAAGGAAGCACAGCTATCAATACCGAAGGAATTAGGCAGGTACATCGGTTCCGACCATGATTACAGACTACAAAACGGCACTGTATTGCATTTTAGGTATGCAAGGAATCTTATAGACGCCTACAATTATCAAGGCGCTGAAATGAACAGGCTTTTTATTGACGAGCTGACGAAGTTTAAAAAAGAAATATTTGATTTCTTGCTGACGAGAGTAAGAGCGCCGAAGTCGCTTAATGTGAAGCCTTTTAAAAGGTTTACCGCGAACCCTGGGGGGATAGGGCATGGATGGGTAAAGTCAATGTTTATCGATGCCTTGGAGCCATACAAGATACATAAAATTAGGACATATTCAAATACTCTGAAAAGAGAAACAGTTGTAACAAGGCAGTATATTCCGGCACTCGTTACAGATAATCCTCACTTAACGGAAGATTATATCATACAGCTTGAAAGCTTGCCGGAAGCATTGCGAAAAGCATTACTTGAAGGCAATTGGAACATGTTTGAGGGGCAGGTATTTACCGAATGGGTGAATGACCCTAACAATTATCAAACACGGCAGAAAACTCATGTCATAGACCCTTTTGTTATTCCTTCCGATTGGAAAAGATACAGAAGCTTTGACTGGGGATATTCAAAACCATTTTCAGTTGGCTATTGGGCAGAAGACCATAGTGGCCGTTTATATAGATATCACGAGATTTACGGTACAGAGAAAGACCCTGTAACAAGGATTACAAAGGAGCCGAACAGAGGACTTTATATGTCGGTTGACAAGGTTGCTGACTTGGTGAAAGCCTATGAAGATAAGTATGAGAAAGGTCAAACAATTATAGGCTATGCAGACCCTTCCATATTTGCAGATAACGGGATGCCGGATGGGAGCATTGCAAGGATATTTGAAAGAAAGGTTATATATTGGCAGCCTGCCGACAACAGCCGAATACCTGGGAAAATGCAAGTGCATTATAGGTTGGCGTTTGATGCTGACGGATTGCCGATGATGTATATATTTTCTAATTGCAAGGACTTTATTAGGACTATTCCAACCCTTGTATATGATTTGAATGATGTTGAGGATGTCGATACCGAGTGCGAAGACCATATTTATGATGACACAAGATATATGTGTATGGCAAGACCGATAAAACAACGGAAAAACATGATGCCTAAGAAGATATGGACACCACAGGATGACCCGTTGAATATGATTGAAAGACCGATTGTCACCACGCCTTATGACAGTTTAGGGCGTGTTTTTAATAATATAAAAATTTAGGAGGAGCAATGATGGCAAAATATAGAAAAAAACCAGTAGTAATCGAAGCAATACAATTCTTTGATAATACAGATTGTTTATGCGAATTAGCGGAATTTATGAGTTCGGTTAAAGCAAGTTATGAAAATAAGCCTCAAGTGTTAATTGAAACGTTAGAAGGTACAATGGCAGTTAATGAAGGCGATTACATCATCAAAGGCATAAACGGCGAATTTTATCCAT